CTGCAATTGAAAGTTGAGTAGTAGTTGGTGTCCCTAGAGAAGACGTAAGAGCAGATGGTGCCGTTAAAGGCACATCTAAAAATTCTTCAGCTAGAGGTGTGCCGAGACTAGAGGTTAAACCGAATCCGGATAATAAAACTGAATATTCTACACCCCAACCGGAATTACCCCATTCTTGTCTGCCCCAACCCTCTACGTTAGCTGCTGTAACAGAGCCGATTGCAGTTGTTGCAGAAACTCCTGTTAAAGCTGTAATTGAAAGTTGAGTAGTAGTTGGTGTCCCTAGAGAAGATGTTAAAGTTGAAGGAGCAGTTACAGTAAATTCAAGTATATCTTTTGCATCTACACTACCAACACTAGAAGTGGCACCGAGACCAGTTAAAGCAACAGAATAAGTTACTCCCCATCCAGCATTACCATATTCAGCTCTGCCCCAACCTTCTAGATTATGAGCTTTTACAGTTCCTAGTGAAGAGGTTAAATTTAATCCTGTTAAAGAAACAGTAACAGTGTCAGATTGCCAGGAATTATATCCCCAGGTTGTTCCGGCTTTATTCCAAGTGTTAGCCATAAGGAATTGCTCCTTATGCTATTCGAATAATCGCGTCCGAAGAATCAGCCGTTGGAAATTGAATTGTAAAAGTTCCGCTTGAAACTGTTTTATCACCACCAAATGCAATAGCACAACATGCTGGATCACCAGTTGCTGTGTCATTAAAAATTAAACATCCATTAGCGGTAAAAGAAGCTGAAGTCCAACTTGTGTCTGCAAAATCACACACTGCTGTGTCAGTTGATAATACAGGTGTCACACTAGTTAAAGCGTTTCCTTTTGTAGTGTAAGCAGTTCCAGACGTATTCGTAATTTCGTTAGTAGCACTAAATGCTGTTGTAGACTTATTTAGAGTTGCTGAACTTGTATACAACGCTAGATTAAAAGTGTTTCCAGTTGAAGCTGTAAAGTTATGAACAGCAGTTAAAATTTCTGTTTTGAAACTGTTACAAATTGCTGATGTTATTGCCATATTTATCTCCTAATTACGGTGACGGAGAGTTGACAGGTATTCTAACGGTTCCGTCAGTATAATCGTCTCTTCTTCGTCTTCCAATTTGCACTCCTGCAAACTTTTGTACTTCTTGTTTATATTTATTTTCGTATAATGTCAACATATCCATAGGACCTTTTAAAAATCCATAAGCTTCTACTAAAGTAGCATATAATAAGCCCTGTGGGAAGTACTGACTAATATAAGTTCCAGATGTTTTAGTCACTAAACTTTGAGGTACCATATCATAGTATATTCTAAAAGAATAATTAGCATCTGGCGTAGGAGCTACATAAAGTCCTCCTGAAGTGGTGTCTGATACTGCTGTGGCTCCCCCAAACATAGCATAATACTTAGGAAAACCTGTGACATCCTGAGCTGTTTGACCTCCGGAAGAACCGGTTTCTCTGTTAACATATTCAGTTAAATACGTTTGGTCTTTTTTCTGTAACCATTCTCCAGGCCCTGTAGTAGCCGAGGTGCTATTAAAAACTTTTATACCACGCACAAATACTGTTCCAGTCATTCCTTTGCTTCCTTTTCCTGGAGCATTTATTGTATTATCATCAACAGCTAAGTTTCCTTCGCTAACATATCTGTATGCATCAATTGGAACATCATAAAAAATCCTAAACTCTGCATTGTCTATAAATCTGCTTAGAAGAGCACCAGTTAATACATTTGAATCTACTTCAGTATAACTTCTAATGTCAGATTCTAATGCTGAGAGTGTATATCCGGCCATTATTTAACTCCTACTGCCGTTAAACATTCTGGGCAATTTTTTCGAAATCTATTATGTGTAATACAATGTAATAGTTTAGGCGTTGGCTTCACTATTTTTTCTCCCATATTTTCTGGGAGTGTAGTAGAAGTTAGTCCAAATAATTTTTTTAAAAATTTAATCATTACGGTCTATCGTTTACGGGTCCGCCGAAAACGAAAAATCCCCCTCCTGTTGCTATACTAGTTGCAGCACTGACTAAAGTAAAACTATATTTATTACTAAAAGTCACCGTAGTTCCAGCATCGTCTACACGTGTTTCATCAATTTTAGTTATTTCATACGATCCATAAATTTTGGCTCCTGATGTATGAGCTACGGCTGTTGTTGAAACCGGAGTCTTTCCATCAGAAGGAGCTGCGGTTCCTCGTGTACAGCCAGTTAAAGTATGCGTGCTTCGGCCAGTATATTGAATTGTTTCACTCGTAATTCTTCCAAACGCAAGAGAACTGGTATCCGTATTAGTTGATTGAATAACAATATATCCGGCTGTAGGAAAAGCGGATCCATCAGTTAAAACAATAGAAGTATCCGTAGCTGTAATAGTTGTGGCTAAAGTTGTATTTAATTCAAAAGTAGATAATGCAACCCCTCCGACAGGAGTTTTAACTTGATAAAATCTAACCGCATCTCCTGTGGATCGTCCATGACCAGTCTGTGTTACTGTCAGTGTAGTTCCAACTTCTGTTAAAAAAGGATCATCATTTAAAGGAGAAGGAGTAGGCAAAGCTACTCTTGTGGGTCTTGCTCTTTGTAAAGCTTGAGGATCCGCACTTGTAGGCTTAGGTTCCAATTGAGGTTGTTTAGGTTCAAATTCAGAAGTATGGACCCACGCTCCATTCCATTCCCTTACCATTTCTAAATAAGGAAAAACTAATCCGGATCTATCTGAAACAGCAAGTGCATGTTTCCCTGAAGCAAAAGTAGTCATAATTAAGCATTAGGATAATATACTTTAGGTACAATATAAGTACTCGTAATATCCGCATCCTCCTTCACGGCTCTCGCCAATTCATCCTCATAAAAAAGTTTTAATTCTTGTGATCTTTGAGGGGCATTTTTTTGAGATAAATAAAATGCTAGACCTGCTGTCATACAAGGGACAAATCTATAAGGAACATTTGTTGCATTTGTATAAGCACCCGCATCTTGAATTCTTCTTACATAATATAAATTTAATTTGTTTCCATCTTCTGCTGCGCCAGGAGTTAGATATAAAGTTAAAGTTGTTCTATCAATAAATCTTTGAACAAAATAAGAAGTGGGTGTTCCTTTTGCTGTCTTGTTAGAATAACCTTGATATACAGATCGACTCACTTCTGTCATTGGAGAATCAACACTTGTAGAAGTAATTCTATAATTACATTCTAAAATATTATCCATTCCAGTAGCATGTTGAGTGACTGCCACAGAAATTAAATGAGCAGCTGCCGTTGTTGCATTAGATCCACGAATACCTCCCGTAAGATTTGCTGCGCCCGTGGCTGCAGATTTTCCTGTATATCTAATTGCTTCGGATCCTATCGTAATCGTTCCTCCGCCTTGATCAGCGCCAGGCATGTCTTTAACTTCTGTTAAAGGAATATCTGTATCCGAGTCACTGATGCCTGCAGATAAAGTCGTTGTTAAACCGTTGGAAGCTCCATCGGCCGGGGATCTATAAGTAGTATAAACATTTGTTCCATCTACTAAAGTAAAACCTTGATTAGCAACTTCCCAATAATGAAGTCCTCTATTACCCCATTCAGAAAATATAATATTTAAAGATCGTTTGGCTGTTTTTAATTGATAACCGGAAACGTTTTGAATTCCGATACGTTCATAAGATTCTTCTACTAATTCGTCAATAGGAAGAGTCTTATCAAAAGTATAAGATTGAGAAGTAGTGTTAGCCACAAATCCTCCTAACCGTAGAATACTGTAACTTTATCTACGCCGCCAGTAAGTTTAGCATAAGCACCATTAGGACAATAGATTCCATTACCTGGAACATCTATTTGATAAACTGTATCTCCACCAGCTGCTCCTGAACCCACTGGTACATCGAATATAGCAAAAACAGTTGCACCAACAGCACCATCTCTAATTTCAATAGTACCTACAGCTGCCTCACTACAATAATAAACTCCAAGAACCCTAGCGGGTCCTGCGAATACGTCGCCGGAAGCTGTAAGATGTGTACTTTTTACATCAACATCATATCCTGCCATAATTTTTATCTCCTTATTGTAAGCTCCCGAAGGAGCTCACAAAATTTATTTATCTATTAGCTCCAAGGGGTAACCATTGTACCCGAACCATTTAAGTTCGCCTGTATAAGCCAAATGCCATCAGCAGCCGCTCTACAATAAACCATTGAACCTCCTAGTCCACCTCGTGTACTACCGTCCAAAATTAAAGTATCAGTTCCTGCCGCATTAAATCCTTCTACAGAATTATCTCCGGTATCAACATACCATGCACTACCTTGAAATACATCAGCATTACTTCTACCTGCTGCAGTTCCTGCATTCAAAGTGAAAGTATTACCTGATAGATTTGCCGTTAACAGAAATGTAACTTCATATCCAACTCTATTTGCAGAGTTTGGATCATCTGATCCTGCTACTCCCGGTGTTGCTGTAGTAATGATATTAGGTAAATTGAAAACAATTGTGTTGTTTGCAAGTTGTACTACTTTACCTTGGTACGCATCGATGCCAGCTATATTCGTGCCACCATCAACAGGGGTTGATGTTAATGTATCAACCACCATATCCGGACCTGATCCTAAGAATCCTCTTAGGGATCTTACTGGTCCACTAAACGTTGTTCTTGCCATGATTATAATCCTCCTAGTTAATGTGGATATAGTCTCTAGGCCGTCGACTATACGCGTCTATATCCAATTAATAATTGTATAGTGATTAATTTATAACGTAGATTTTCGTTTAGCGCAAGGTATCCCTGGGAAAAAATTGATTTTTTGATAGCGCTTAAGTGGCTATCGAAACTTCGGCCTTAGATCCGTTTACTTTGGTTAGAAGAGTATCCTCTTCAAATTCTTTGGCAATGATCTGTTTTATAACATCCTGGATTTGTTTATTGATCTCAATCATCCGAATATTATGTTTCCCTGACTTCAGGTGCTCGTGTTGCCATTCTAACTCCAAGGACCGTTTCGTAATGTATAGGTCTTGTGTCATTTATAACCTCCTCATAGGTTATCCACTTACCCGTGGTAAATCCATCTTTTTCGAACTTTATCTCATTTCTTCCTAGTTTGTCAAGGATATATTTTTCGATAGATTCAACACTATCTTCAGCCATAACGTTTGTTTCAGCGCGATAGCCTTCATATTGGATTTGTACTCGGAAATTTTTCATAAGTAATTTCTGTCTTTATTGTCGAAATGAGGCGGTTTTGAGGCCGCCTCACTTCATATTTTTGTCTTAGGTATTACGCACCTTCAACGCCAAATATTCCTCTAGGATCAGATACGCCAAAAACGTATCTTGCTC